TCTCATCCTGGTCAGTCTGCTCTAACTCTTGTCCGTTGATACTAAACTTGAGCAGATTAGGCTTGCGACCACGCTCGATGTGATATTCCACGCCCGACTTTTCGAAAGAACAGGTCACCAGCATGGCTTTGTTGTTGATCTTGTTGACGAGATTGTCTCGTTTGATGTTGGTCAGTGCCTGTCCGTAGATGGCATAGCTTAGTCCGTTGATGATCGTGGTCTTGCCTGTGCCGTTACGGGCACCACTATCGTCACCGCCTAGATCGAGATTCTCACCTAAGACCAATGTCAGCTGACCTCGATCAAAGTCTATGGCCTGCGATACGTTTCCAACCGACATGAAATTTTTAACGGTCAAATTCTTTATACGTATCATTTAAAGTTTCTCATTAAATTTTCTTTCCAAGGAAGCATCCGCAGATTACTAATATCTGATGCTTCTTCTATGGTAATTTTTTCTTTAAAGCATTCAATCACTGGTTTAATATGATCTAACTGCCATCCACCTTCAACACCCATACGTGTTCTGGGATAATTGTTTGGATTAATTATTTTTATGTTTTCTTCGTACACTTTTTGACTCAGTCTGTAAACAGCATTTTTATAATCTCTATAATCTTCACCGTATTCATAAGCAGGGTATCTTTGATAATAAAGTTCTACTCCGTGATCTTCACCGTACTTTTCGATATAATATTCTATACTTTTTGTATAACTTTGTCTATCGGAATATTCTTTAAACCTTTCTTTCCCTAATTCCAAACCATATCGTTCGATATATCCTTCTAAAGTATTTTGTTTACTTTTCTTTTTTGAATACCCTTCCCATAGTTTAGAACCTTTTATTTCGCCGTGTCTTTTTATAAAGTTATCTTTTGTTTGTAAACTTTTTTCAGTTTTTTCTTCATAAAGTTTTTCAGCATTATTTCCATAGATTAATTTATAATGTTCGAAGGAATTTTTTCTAACAGATTTTAATTTAATTAAGTTTTCTTTTAAATCTTTAATTCCGTTGTTAATCATTGTAGGAATTGTATTTTCTATTACTTGCTGAGAGAAGTTTGATTTATGTCTTGTAAAAACATTCTCACCAAAACATAAAACTACTTCATCTAATGCGTTCAAAATATTTTTATTAATATCAACTTTGAGTTTTTTTTGTATTCCTTTTCTGTTGACGTATTTTTTGACTTGTTCTAACATTGTTTTATTTCCTACATACTTGTGTATTGCTAATATAACAATATTATTTATTAAAAAGATAAAATCCTTCAACTTATCTTAATTGTCATAGATTGTTGTAGATGTCCAATAGCAGTGCTTTGTCGTAGGTCTCTGAATCGATGGCATTGATCTGGTTCATCACGATGGTATCCACAGATTCAAACTCTAGATCGATGGGCACAGCATTAGATTCTACTTCTACTTTCTCTGGAATCAGCATCAGCTCTCTGAGATCATACTGGGGAATGAACTGCTCTTTGATGAAATTGGCTTCTTCGAAGGTGATAGGAAGGTCTATGGTCACTCGGCAGTGCATCTTAGGCTTCAGCAGTTTGTCTCCCTTATCGATGATCTGGCTGAGCTTTAACAATCTGTAGGTAGGTTGTCCTGGCCATGTGCGATATTCTGGTGTGCCACCCCACTCTAGGATCATCATGCCGCGATCATCGTCGCCGGCGTCTGCGTAGTTATGCGGGAAAGCATTGCCCATATAGACGATATTGCCTGTCTGCTGGCGCTTGTGGAAGTGTCCAGTGAACACATAGTCTTGATTGACGAAATGATTTCTCTGTAGTTGTCCATGATCGGGCATCTGTACCATGGCATTCATGTAGAAGCTAGGTAGTTCTAAGTGACCGAAAATGTATTTGCTCTTGATGTTGGGAATGTCTTTCCATTCTTCTGCTATCAGCCAGGGGAGGATAGTGACATCGCCTTCCGTGATAGGTTCTCTCACCGGTACGATGTTAGGAAACAGCCGCATAAACTCCACGGAGTTGATCTCACGTTTGTCTTTGTAAAAAAGATCGTGATTGCCCAGTATGAAATACATCTGTTCAAAGCTCTTGCTCAGTCGCTCGAGATTTGACAGAGTATAGTTCATAGTTGAAACATCAGTGCTGGCACGATTGTGATGCCAGTCTCCTAAGAAGATGCAGGTTTCCGCACCTTTCCGCTGTGCTTCTTCGCAGAACCACTTGACGAATTCTTCGCAGTCAATGTTATGAGTCCTGCTACCACTCTTGAGACCAAAATGTATGTCTGTGAAACAGGCTACCTTTTTGAATAGATTCATAGATATATTGTACGACCTTTGCGATTAGAGATCAATCCCAATCGCCGCCGTCTGAGACCGGCCCAGAGGATATCACAGGGCCGCTGCCGCTGTTCTGTCTAGTCCACGAAGGATTCATTCCGTTCATTTCCAGTATGTCATCTCTGATATTCTGATTGCGTTTCTCGATGTTGATAATCCTGACGAATGAATTAGTGACAGCAGCAGTATAGTAAGCGAAAGGATTATCGGATTTGCTCTCATCGAACTGTAGACCGATCTGTGTGAGCTGTAGGATAGCCTGTCCACGCATCTCATCATTGTAGGTATATCCTCGGACGTTACCCCGAGTAGCATATCTCTCGCAGAGTTTAAGGAACATACGGGCTAGATTGTCAGTCATCCTGCCGTGTTCTTTGTTGAACTTGCCCGACTTCATAGGCCCCTGCCAATGGCTCTTACCTACGCAGACTAGATTATTATTTTTATCAAATTTCCAGTGTTGGAACGGAGGAAAGTTTACTTTTTCATGGCTGTCTGCGGTATTTTTCAGTGTCTTTTTACGACCAGGTGCCAGCGGAACGTGTTCGAAGGTCATGACACGAAATACTAAATCGTGTTTGTCGATTTTTTTATAATCTATTTCAAAATCTTTGGCAGGCAGTTTTTTACCTCCAGATAGAACAGCCGATTCGTGTGCCTCCTGGCCTAATCTTTTTGCACGATTTCTTTTAGCTTCTGCGATCTTTCTTATGTTTAATTTTTCTAAACTAGGGATGATTAAATCATATTGATGATAATCAGCGTTGGTAAAAGAACAATAGGTATTCTTTGATAGATGTATTTCTTTGAGTAGATCTTTGTTGGTTAGATATTTTATTTTTGTTGGTTGTGTAATCATATGGTTAGATTTCTCCAGATATGCAATAATAATAGCATATTTTGTCAAGAATAAATAGACTTAACGGAGATATTTTTAGTTATGCCTTTACCAATAAATCCTTTAGCGAATCTGATAGCATCTGCTAGCCAAACCCTTGGAACAGCTGGTAATGCGTCATCTTCGCTATCTGCGTCTTCAGTTAATATTGCTGCAGGTAATCTCAATCAAACCGTAGATAGATTAGCAGGAGCAGTTAATTCTGGATCTAGTTTAGGAGGATTTAGTTCCGGTGTCGCCGGTGGATTAAATCCTAATACAGCACTACAGGGCCTAGGCACAACGATCGAAAACACGGTCAGCGGAGTAGCCAGCACATTCCAACAGACCGCAGGTGCTATATCAAATGTCACAGCAGATATTGCCAGTTCTATTAACAGATTAGGAGCCGGCGATCTGACTTCGGGCGTTTCTAATCTACTAGGAGGAATTTCTAAAGCAGCCGGACAGATTAACAACATATTGAGCATAAGACGAGGAGTCAATTTACCTGCCGGTGCGGAGTTATTCAAGCAAACCGGACAAGCCATCGAAGTGAGACCGTCTAATGGCAACGATTGGCGGGTTAGATTAAACGCAGAATGGTCTATATTTGATTCTCCGATGTTTGCTCTACTGCAAGAAACAGGTGGGGTAGTCTGGCCTTACTTACCCCAGATAACTTTTTCTACCAAAGCCAATTACACACAGATAGAACCAGTACACAACAATTATCCGTTCCAGGCTTATAAGAATAGCCAAGTAGATGAGATACAGATCAGCGGAGATTTCTCAGCGGAAACAGAAACCGATGCAGCCTATTGGATCGCTGCCACCACATTTTTCAAAACTGCTACCAAGATGTTTTTTGGAACAGGAGACAATGTAGGCAATCCTCCTATCATATGTATACTTTCGGGATATGGCACTAGCATATTCAACAACGTTCCTGTGGTAGTGAAAAGTTTTTCAGTAGACCTCAAAGATGATGTCAACTATGTTAATTGTAATACGTTTGGCACCAATACATGGGTTCCGATTTTGAGCAATATTTCAGTGACCGTGTCACCTCTGTACAATAGAAGCAGATTGAGAGAATTTAGTTTGAGAGATTATTCCAGCGGTGGAATGACATCAGGTATAGGATTTATCTAATGGCCACCTACTCTCAAACGTCACCTTATAAATCTACTCCTCAAAATAATTTATATTTAGAATTATTAGAAATCAGACCAGTTCCTGCTGAACCAGATGATTTTTTATATACGATCGAAAGTCAATATCAATATCGACCAGACCTGTTAGCCTATGACATTTACGGTAGCGCTAGGCTATGGTGGATTTTCGTTCAGAGGAATATGGAAGTGATCAAAGATCCCATATATGATTTTGAAGTTGGTAAAAAAATATATTTGCCTAAAAAATCTAATCTTCAAAAATACCTTGGAATTTAAATGTCTATCCTACAAGGTACTGCCACAGTAATAAGCAGATTAGCAAACGCCGGAGCGGTTACAAATTTAGTTGCAGGAATCGCACCACCTACAGTAAGAGATCTTGTAACCACTGCAACGGCTACTCAACAAGGAAGAAATGTTCAAGGATTTCCCAATGATCTAGAACAATTTGCATCATATTCTCCGTTATGGACTATGAGCGCATTGACTCCCCAGCAGTTTAATGATCCTAGAAGTTATAGAAATAATCCCGCTGATCTAAAACATGTGATCTTTTCTTCGGCAGGGAGATTTGATGAACAACGAGTAAACACCTTATACGGCACCCCAGAGTATTATGTAAACAATTTCGTCATGCAAAGTGTGATAGCAGCCTCTCAAAAAACCGGAAATAGCAACGCTATAAAATTTTCATTCGATATCTACGAACCATATAGCATGGGATTGTTTTTACAGAGCCTACAGATAGCTGCTCTAGAAGCACAACATCCAAGTTATCTACAAGCGCCATACGTTTTACGGTTAGATTTTTTAGGTTTCAAAGATGACGGCACGATTTTTACTGGAATAAAACCTAAGTTCTTTACCTGCAAATTAGTGAAGGTAACTTTTGAAACCACAGAAACCGGTAGCAATTACAAAGTAGAGGCGATACCATTTAATCATCAGGCTTTCGGTGAAACAATGAATACGATACCTACGGATATAGCCATTCAGGCTAAAAAACAAGATACCAAAGTTACAGTAAAACAATTGTTGGTTGAGGGAGAAAATAGTCTGTGCGCGGCTTTGATTCGTATACAACAAAAATTAGTCAAAGACGAAAAACAAAATTTACCGGATGAATTCGTGGTCGAATTTCCTAAAAGATACGATCAGATAATAAACACTTCTTCGGTCGAATCGGCAAATAGTGCTACTGTAGATCCTACGGCTGCTTCCCCTAGGAGTGTAGGCAATCCAACTATTTCTACTCAGGAGTTTGGAGAAAACGCTATAGGATTGGCAGATATGGGCATTACCGCAGGCACCGGAGGTAATTTTACCTTCAAGCGAGAAGCAGATGTTATAGACCCCGCTACTGGAAAGATCCAACGCAATCAGATGGTGATAGATCCAAAAAATAGAAACTTCCAATTCAGCCAAGGACAATCTATAACAAATATAATCACGCAAATGGTATTGAGCAGTGATTATGCCACTCAGGCCTTGAAACAAAATCCCAGCCCCGAAGGTTTTATCAATTGGTTTAAAATTGACATACAGATACAATTGTTGGCGTTCGATGACAAGAGGGGAGATTTCCAAAAACGGTTGATTTTTAGAGTAGTTCCTTATAAAATCCATGTTAGTATATTTTCACCGCCGACTTCAGCACCACCCGGCTATGCTGAATTAGAGAAGAAAATTGCTAAGAGATATGAGTACATTTATAGTGGTCAGAATAATGATGTTTTGAGATTTGATATAAAGATCAATAACTCATTTTATGCCGGATCCAATCCTACAGCAGAAGAAGACAGCGGTTCAAATGCCAACGTAGATCAAAAAAGCGTAGGCGAAGAAACCCCGGTACAGACTAAAACTAACCAAGGTCCGGCCGGTGGCGCCGCGCTAGCCTCGACCGTGGGAGGAAGAAAACAAGGACCAGATTATGCCGCACTCAACGAAGCAGGAAGTCCTAAAGGTCAAGACACTACACAGGAATTAGTGGCAAAATCTTTCCATAGAGCTTTTTTAAACAACAGCGCTGATTTAATCACTGTAGAACTGGAAATCCTAGGCGATCCGTATTGGATGGTAGACAGTGGTATATCAAATTATTTTGCTCCTCCTAGCATAGAAAATGAATTGACCACAGGCGACGGTACCATGAACTACGAAGGCAGCGATGTCTATATCTATCTTACCTTTAAGACTCCTAGAGATATTAACGAATCGAGAGGATTGTATGATTTTCCAGATGACGGAAGAGAAAGCCCTTTTAGCGGTATATACAAAGTAGTACAATGTGAAAATACATTTGCAGACGGCACTTACAGACAAAAATTAAAATGCATAAGGATGCCATTGCAGGCCGCAGATTTCAACAATGAAAGACAGCCAATAACTAATGATTCTGCCTTATTAGTGAGATTTGGTCCTAATGCGCCTCCCAAGGTATCTACATATGACCCTAACGAATTACTGGGACCTTTCTAAGGAACAACCATGCCTATAGAAAAAAGAAAACCAGCATCTACTCAGCTAAAAGGAATAGGACCCGGACCGTTCCTAGCCAAGGTAGTAAGTCATCTAGATCCTTCTTACATGGGATCCCTCGAAGTCACTCTTCTCCGTAGAATAGGAAATATCATAGGAGACGACAATCAAACTTATGTAGTAAGATACGCTCCGCCATTCTTCGGTTCCACAGCATTTGAATTTATGGGCAATAATCCCAAAGATTTCAATGACACCCAGAAATCGTACGGAATGTGGTTCGTGCCACCAGATGTAGGTGTTACCGTTATGGTGGTTTTTATCGACGGTAATCCTGCCGAAGGATTTTGGTTAGCCTGTGTCCCCCCTAGATTCGCTAATAATATGGTCCCAGGTATAGCCAGTTCGACAGATGTAGACCTCACCAACGACGATAGAAAAAAATATGAACCTAGCACACGCCTTCCGGTGGGAGAGGTTAATCGTAGAGCCAATGCTCAGACAACAAATACCAATATTGATATAGTTAAAAAAGCCGTTCATCCGTTAACCGATAGATTATTAGAATCTGGACTACTCGATGACGATGTTCGTGGTAGCCATAATTCTAGTGCTAGAAGAGACATACCTTCTATGGTGTTTGGCATGAGCAGTCCGGGTCCTTTAGACCGAAGACAGGGTTCTAAGAGAGCAGTCATAGGCAAGACATTAACAAAAAGTCCAACCCCAGTTCCTGTAAGTAGACTTGGCGGATCTCAGATAGTCATGGATGACGGTGATGATCAATACCAACGGGTTAAACCAGCATCAGAAGGCCCAGTTGAATATGCCGATATCTTAGATCCCAATGAGAAAAGAAAAAGCGATCCTACTATCCCATATGGCGAAAGTTTTAGGATTAGGACACGGACAGGGCATCAGATATTGTTGCATAATTCCGAGGATTTGATCTACATAGGAAATGCCAAAGGAACTACATGGATAGAATTAACCAGCAACGGTAAGATAGATGTTTATGCACAGGATTCCATATCTATACACACAGAAAACGATCTTAATATCCGTGCAGACAAAGACATAAATCTCGAAGCCGGTCGCAATATCAATATGAAAGCTGAATCCGGAAGGATACAATGTGAAGCCGCCACTGATTGGAATATTTTAGTCGGACAGGACGGTAAGATAACCTGTGGCGGAAATTTCGATCTTAGGAGCGATGGCGATCATAAATTTACCGCTGCAGGAAACACAGACATAAAGACCGGAGGAAATCACACTGAATCGGCTACACGAATAGATATGAACAGCTTTCCCGCACAGACGGCCGACCCAGTTACACCGCTGTCTACACATTTAAATCCATCCACGAACCCCGCCGCCGGTTGGAAACAGAGATATCAAACAGCACCAGTAGCCAGTATCATGAAAAGGGTTCCCATGCACGAACCTTGGCTGCTGCATGAAAATCAAAGTCCAGCTGTGCTGAAGCCTGAATTTACAGATAGGGAGATAGATTAATGGCCAAATTATATAATCAACGAACGGTAGCAGAGAACAGGATTTCTCAGGGCAACCAGAATATCACGGCTTTTACCTATAAAGGATTTAACAGCAAAAATACCAATAGCGGTTATAAATCCTATGATATCGACCTAGTCAAACAGGATATACTGAATCATTTTTATATTCGCAAGGGCGAGAAACTAGAAAATCCCAACTTTGGAACTATCATATGGGATATGCTGTTTGAACCGATGACAGAAGAAAACAAAAAACTAATAGCAGATAATGTCGAACAGATAGTTAACTACGATCCCAGGGTTTCAGTTAACTCGATCCAGATCAATTCGGTCCAGCAGGGCATAAGAATAGAAGCTTCGATCACCTATATTCCTTTTAACATCACCGAGAGGATGGCCTTTACTTTTGACAGAAACAATGCTATCACTGGTTCATAATATATGTACATTATTATCTAATGTAAATATAAGATAGGAAACGATCGTACATGAGCACAACATCTAGATTAAACAATTTGCTATTGAATCAGGACTGGACGAGGATATATCAGACATTTAAAAATGCTGATTTCAAATCCTACGATTTTGAAAATCTCCGCCGTGTCATTATAGAATATCTAAGAGAAAATTACGCAGAAGATTTCAATGATTATATCGAATCTTCAGAATACATGGCACTGATAGATGCTATCGCTTTTGTGGGCCAAAGCCTTAGTTTTAGAATAGATCTCGCCAGCAGAGAAAATTTTATAGAAATCGCAGAACGCAAGGAAAGCGTTCTTCGTTTAGCAAGGATGCTTTCTTATAACGCAAAAAGAAACATTCCAGCGACAGGACTGCTTAAATTTGAAACAATCAGTACATCAGAGCCTGTGTTTGACAGCGCCGGAAGGAATCTAGGTCAGCAGACCATAGTATGGAATGATCCTACAAATCCTAATTGGTATGAACAATTTTTAGCAGTGATAAACGCCGCTATGTCAAACAATACGGAATTCGGTCGGAATCAAGGCGAAGCCCGGATAGATGGTATAGACACAGAACAATATAGATTTAGATCAGCATTATCAGATATACCTTTGTTTTCGTTCACGAAATCAGTAGCAGGTAGGTCGATGGTGTTTGAAATAGTCAGCACCAGTTTCAAAGACCGAGAATTTATCTATGAAGAAAATCCCGAACCAGGAAATCAAATAGGATTTATTTACAGACAAGACAACAAGGGAGCAGGCAGCCAGAACACAGGTTTCTATATGATGTTCAAGCAGGGCAGCCTTGAAACCGCAGATTTCGCTATAGATATTCCAACGACGAACGAAAAAGTAGCGGTAGCCACAGAAGGTATCAACGACACTGATGTATGGCTATACTCTTTAGATTCTATTGGAAATCAAACCACTCAATGGACCAAAGTTGAATCTTTGATAGGTAACAACATCGCCTACAATTCTATTAATAGTGATATCAGAAACATCTACAATGTGGTCACTAAAGAAAATGACAAAGTTGAGTTGGTATTCGCCGACGGCGTTTATGGAAATTTACCACAAGGTTCTTTTAGGGTATTTTATAGGATCAGCAATGGTCTGTCCTATCAGATAAATCCTGTCGATATGAGGAACATCAATATAGCCATTCCTTATATCAGCAAGACGGGAACCCTACAGTCATTGAATATCAGCATGGCATTGAAATATACCGTGACATCTTCAGCACCTTCGGAAGATATCGATACTATTAGAGAACGGGCACCTGCACTTTATTATACACAAAATAGGATGATCACAGCGGAAGATTATCAACTCGCTCCCTTGTCCAGTAGTCAAAATATTTTAAAAGTAAGAGCTATCAATAGAACATCTAGTGGAATATCTAGGAATTTTGAGATCATCGATGCGTCGGGAAAATATTCAGGAGTAAACATTTTTGCTTCTGACGGATTGATCTATAAAAACGACAACGAAATAACGCTGTCTTTTAAATTCGCTAATAAACAAGATATATTGAATTTTATTAAAAACAACCTAGAATTAGAATTTCAAAAATCTGGGATTTATAATTTTTATCTCGCCAAATATAGTAAAATACTCTTCTCAGATAACAACACATTGTGGACACAGGTTTCTAAATCGGTTAATCAGTCGACTGGATATTTTGTCAGCGCGATCGATTCTACTTTGATCAAAGTTGGTTCGGCCTATACCACTAACATTTTAAAAAGTCTCCAAGTGGGATCTCTCATAAAATTCGTGCCTCCTGCAGGTAAAGCCTTTAAAGATGATCAGATAGTCGATGCAGATTTCAACGATTATAAACAGGTCACAAAACTATGGACCAAGGCGGTAAGAGTGGTCGGTGATGGCACCAATGCAGGTAGAGGTGTATTAACTAACGGTCTAGGACCTATCGAATTCAATGATGTCATACCATCCGGTGCTATAGCTTCGAGGATCGTTCCTAGGTTCGTAAATGATTTATCGACGTCTTTGGAACTAGAAATAGTTAATCTAACTTTCGCGAATTTGAATTTCGGTTTGAGATACGATATCAACGACGCAGAATGGAAGATCGTAGATACCGCTAATTTAAACACTATCAATGAATTTAGCCTAGGAAAAGCTGGAGATACCACTAATTCTAATCTAGATTCATCTTGGTTGATAGCCTTGGTGAAAATCGCTGATCGTTACGTAGTTAGGATTAGAACTTTAGATTATATATTTGGAAGTCTAGAACAGAATAGATTTTATTTTGATGCTAATCAAAAAGCCTATGATGCTAGAAATAATGCAGTCGTCAAAGATCAGATACGAGTGTTAGGGATCAATACTTCTAGCGATTTTATAAATCCTTTGAAATCGGATTTAACTTTTGAAATCAGCGATATGATAGAATACGACGATGGATATCAGGCTACCGATGAAATCAAAATATCATTCAGCGACAGCGACGATGACGGAGTCATTGACAATCCAGAGCAATTTGAGGATATCGTAGGTTTAGATTCTCAATCGAATTTTTTGTTTTTCCAAGAAATGACCGATTCGTTCGGGCAGTTGATTTACAAATTCATAGATAATTCTAATGGAAATATTCTCATCAGGCAGAAAGAGAGTTTAGTTAACATAAATGATAATGAATTTACCGATGGTAGGTTGGTTTATTTTTACGACATCGATGAAAACAACGTCAAGAGAGTAGATAAATCTACGAACACTTTCATATTAGAACCCAGTTATCGAGCCAACATTGGCAGGAATAGTGTTAAATTCCAGTACATACACAACGCCAGCGTAGATAGAAGAATAGATCCTAGCGTCAGTAACATCATAGATATTTTCTTATTAACCCGATCCTACGATACGGAATTTAGAAATTATCTTCAAGGATTTACGTCGATAGAACCAGAGGCACCATCTAGCGATGATCTAAGAATCAATTTTGATGCTAATTTAACTAACATCAAGACTATCAGCGATGAAATAATTTATCATCCAGTAACTTATAAAATATTATTTGGTAGAACCGCTCCTAGTAAATTACAGGCGATATTCAAAATAGTTAAGAATTCTTATAAAAGCATAAATGATAATGATCTAAAAGTTAGGATAATTTCTGCTATAAATGATTTTTTTAATATCAACAATTGGGATTTTGGAGATACCTTCTACCTGTCAGAATTGATAACTTATGTGACTAATTCAACATCTCCAGATATCAGTAATATGGTCATCGTACCTAGACAAGAAAATCAGGTTTTCGGAAGCCTTTTTGAAATAAAAAGTAGATCTGATGAAATTTTTATCAGCGGAGCTACGGTAGATGATGTCGAAATAGTTCCTGCTATCACAGCAGCTGAACTTGGAGTTGATCCAAACAGAGTGGTGACCAATACAGGAATTAGAATCAGCACAACCGGGAGTAGCAGCAGTAGCAGCAGTGGCAGAAGTAGCAGCAGTGGCAGAAGTAGCAGCAGTGGCAGCTATGGCAGCAGTGGCAGCAGTGGCAGCAGTAGCAGCAGTAGCAGCAGTAGCAGCAGCAGTAGCGGCAGCTATGGCAGCAGTGGCAGCAGTGGCAGCAGTGGCAGCAGTGGCAGCGGCAGCGGCAGCGGCAGCGGCAGTGGTAGCGGCAGTGGCAGCGGCAGCGGCAGTGGCTGTGGCAGTGGCAGCGGCGGGGGCAGTGGCAGTGGCAGGGGCAGCGGAAGTGGCCGAGGAAGTGGCATT